TCGGCTACAGATTTATTTGACCCTTATTGGTCTCAAAGGGTTGTCGAGAGGGTGACCAATCGACTTGGATTGAAGGAGGACTATTGTCAATCCATGATAAATCTTGTAGGACCAGTCCTCCTCAAGAATTCCCTGAATGTCGAGGGAACGAGGACTGTTGCTGGCCAACTCATGGGAAATCCCTTAAGCTTTCCTATTCTATGTGTGGTCAATGCCGCCATTTACCGAACTTCGATTGAAAGATCAGTGGAACGTCAGGCAGAAGATGATTATCTTCTGACGGGAAATCCTCATCGAAGAGAGTTCCTGAAAAGGAACTGGAAAAAGGACTTACGGGATTGCCCGGTCCTTATAAATGGTGATGACATTGTCTTTTCCGTCCCAGAGGCCGCTTGGGTACTGGATTGGATAAATGTTGTGAAGGAACTCGGTCTTAAGGTATCGACAACCAAGACAGGAGTATCTAGGAGATGGTTCTCTTTGAACTCTCGATCCTTTACCTTCACTGGGGGAACCTGTTCTCAGGTTATCCATCCCCTTTTACCACTCATGATTGGGAACCGATCTCCGTCCAATCAAATTATGATCGAGAATGGCAACATTCTCGTGAAGAGTGGCGAACCAGCAAAGCGTCGAATTTGGGATATATCGGATGAGGTTTGTTACACTGTCTTTGGTGTCACAAAGCATCGGAATGCTATCCTCCGGCTTGCGCTGGGTTTCAGAAGTATAGACTTCTCTTCCACACCTTTTTGCCCGTTCTACTCTATTGAGAACGGAGGTTTGGGTATCCCACCGGACTTGGTCCAGGGGTCAGGCCCTTACGGTTATAAGGTGTTCCGTCCTAGAGGATATGATATCACTCTGAAACAAAACAATGTGGCCCTGATGTTGAACAACGAAATGCGACCTCGCTTTCGAAAATTGTTCAAGTCTGCTCAGTCTATGGGAAGAAACTGCCATATGAAGTTTCTCAAGCAGAGTGCTCCCGAAGAGTACCTGAAGTCAATGATGGTTATTTGGAAACCAGTCTTCGGCTGTTCAAAGCAGGAGATTGACTTTAGGAAGTACCAAAAGAAGATTGAAGATCTTCTACTTCTTGAGGAGTTCCAGAGTCTCGACTTTAGTGGTCCCATGTTCATTGAACCACGTTTTGCTCGAGCCTTGCAAGGTTATGTTTACAAACCTGCAAGGAGATTCTCTCATCGGTTGAACTTTTACGCCGATGACGTTGAGGACCCGGCATCTGAGGTGAGGATTGTCCAACAGCGAACTATCAGACTAAACAACTCAAATCGGAGGGAGCCCTTCAAGGGAACCTCGAGTTCTTCTCCTTACATAAACAAGGAGGGTCGAGTCTGCGCCTTCGAAAAGTGAAGTGCAGTTCTGTTTCTTTCTCTTTTTAAAAA